ACGCTACTCACGAGTAAGCAGAAGCAAAGTGGAGCCGATTATGTTCTGGCTACATTAAAAGGGGCCCGGGCTGCTATCGGATCTGAAATACCGCAAGGAAGGCAGCTTAATGAAAGTCAAATGAAGGATTTGACCGGAGGTGAACCCATTCACGCCCGTAAGATTTACGAAAGTCCCTACTCCTTTCTACCCACTCACAAACTATGGATGTTTGGCAACCATAAACCGGTAGTGCGGGGCACTGATCTGGGTATTTGGCGGCGCATCCGGCTTATCCCCTTTACGGTCACGATACCGGAAAAAGACCGCAGACCGATGAGCGAAATGCTGGCTGAGTTCGGAGAAGAATTACCAGGGATACTCAACTGGGCATTGGATGGGTACAAGGAATACTATAAATCAAAAAAGCTAGTACCTCCTAAATCGGTGATGGATGCCACTGCTCAATATCAGTCTGAATCAGACACTTTGTCCAGCTTTCTGCAAGATAAATGCGTGGTCGGCGCTACTCTCACTTGCCTAACGAAAAATCTATACGCTGAATACCTAAGATGGTGCGAAAGCGAAGGCGAAAATCCTGCTTTCCGTACAAACCGGCTTTTTATTGCTGATATGATAAGAAGGGCTTATGAAACGGCAAAGGGAACAGGTAATTATCTAGTATTCATTGGTATATCAATAAAGGATTCTCAACCAAAACGCAATAATTAGTTATCGGAGTTATCAGAGTTATTCATTTTCCATAAAGTTCAAAAACGAAAAATACCCCTAGTCTCGTGGGGACTTTATATAAATCCAGTAACTCCAATAACCCCGATAACTATTTGACCAAAAGTATGCTAAACCAACGTCGACAAACCTTTGTGAATGAATACCTGATTTCAGGAAATGCAACTGACGCGGCCATCAAAGCCGGATATTCCCGCAATACTGCCCGTTCCATTGGTCAGCAATTATTGACATTTCCTGACATACAGCAGGCCCTCCAAGAGCACCGTAAGCAGGCCGAACAGCGTACGGCTGTCACCTTAGACCGGGTAGTAAAGGAGCTGGCAAAGATTGCGTTCTTTGAAATAGGTGAAGCTTTAGACTTGGAAGACAATGAGTTACGCATAAAAAACTTATCTGACCTCTCCGCAGACGTCCGGGCCGCAATATCAGAAGTTACCGAGACAGATACGGCCTTTGGCAAACGGCGCTCCATCAAGCTGCATAGCAAGCTAACGGCCTTGGATGCCCTGATGAAGCATTTAGGGGGATATATTACTGTAAATGAACTAATTGATAAGATGGGAGAGAAAGAACTAGATGAGCTAATCACCAAGATAATGGCGAAAAAATGAAAGGAAACGACAAGAGAAAAGCCATTAGAGCCGCCCTTTTTGGCAATGATTCTCACCTAATGGCAATGAAGCAGGAACGGATGAAGCATATGGCCGGATACCGGGAACGGCTGACAAGGCTGCTGGAATCACTCGATGAGGGACAGTTGCAAAGGTTCGTAGAGAAGCACAAAGAGCAACATCCTGAACTAGTCAAAGCTGTCATCAATTACCACAATGAAAAAGACTAACGACAAACGCCAACTTCTCAAAGATGTGCTGGCCGGCAAGCTAGGGTTAGAGCAGGCCTTTCCTTCCAGACCCGTACTGCCTCATTGGTTCAGTGACGAAGAGACAGACTACTTTATCTATATCGTCCTTAAAAGGGACCGCACGCCTTTAGAGCAGCAGGTCTATGAGGAGGTGATACGCAAAACCCGGCACACGTTAGACTTAGATCTATGGAACATTTTGGAGCAGCCCATCCCTGAACAGGAGTGGACACTGAGCCAGCACCAGCAAGCTATAGAAGAAATGGTGCCTACTCTTCCTCGCTTCACATCGGAGATAAGCCAGGCGATCGCAAAACGCATTCTTGAAAAGACTTCTAGCCGGCTGCAGTTAGAGAAGTACGGCGCCAATCAATTCGTCGACGATGACGACCTTTTAGTATAGTCCACCCTTTAATTTTAAATAATCACATCTATGAAAAATGATACCCAAATCACTGAGCGATTAGAAGCTTACAACGAAGCCCGGAAATGGTCAGGACCCTTTATGGACCGCAGTGTGGCTGACTCTTACATGGAAGTCATCAGGAAGGGAGAACTGTATAAATCAGAGACCTTCCAAAGTCTGAAAGCGGCCCGAAAGGAGTATAACCTCATCAATAGCAAGTTTTCTGAAAGCAGGCAAGCCGTACAGAAAATCATGGGCCGCATCGATCAGCTCGAATACCAGAAAAAGGAAGCTCAAGGGAGCCGGCAGGTAGATCGGTTCTTTGACTTGGAAGCCCAGGAGTCTAAGGCTTGGAGAGAACTAAAAGAAGCCCGGGAGGAGCTGGCCATCTTCACTGAACAGGAGAAAACAGCTGGTGAAACGCTCAAAGCTCTGGAAGCACAAATGAGAAAAGAGCACCAGGCAATGAAAGCCGCATTGGAGGAGCAGATGACCCCTCACCTGGTAGCCTTGAATGATCTGATGGTGCAGATTAGATTTTTAGGGCACCAGGTCGCTAACTCTGGTGCTGCCAATGGTGGAGGCGAACTCTTTCGCCCTTACCTAGCTAAGTATCGTCACCTGAACGGCTAATGAGAAAGGCAGGAAATCAGGTCCAGTACAGCCGGGTGCATTATTCGGCTGTAGACTCACACTTCAAAGATGAGTGTTTCCGGATGTACTGGCTTAGCTGTAGGATGTTGGGTCTGGATCCAGATGTAACCCCTATTCCTATCCATTTCATTAAGCTTGACCCGGACAATGAGAAACCTTTCTATACCGATTTTGAAGAAGTCAAGGGAGTTGCATTTGGCCTGTCTTATAAGATTTACATCAGTACGGATTATCCGCTGGAAGATGCCCTTTTCACAGTTGCCCACGAAATGAGACACATACACCAATATGAGAAGTATGGCTTTCGGGTAGGCTATCAAAAAGAGCTGTCTTCCATCCTGGAAAGCGACGCGGATGAGTTTGCCACCAAAGCCTGCCGCAAGTTTCAACACCAAAATATGATTTTACATTTATGAGCTATCAAACTAAACAATGCTCCCTGGCAGTAAAGGATCTTGATACCAGGGGCCGCACCGTAGTTATTTACGTCTCAGCCTTTGGCAATAAAGACTCCGACGGGGATATCATTCTGCCGGGTGCTTTCAAAAAGACGATTGCAGAGAACGGTCCAAAGTCCTACCAACCCCGCATCAAACACCTGATGCAGCATAAGCACGACCGCCTGATTGGTAAGCCCCTGGAGATGGTGGAGGACAGCAGAGGCCTGCTGGTAACTTCACTACTGGCTGACACTACAGAAGGAAGGGATGCGCTGAAACTCTATGAAATGGACTTGCTGGAGCACTCCATTGGCTACCAGGTACCCTCTAGCGGCCAGAAAAGAGTAGGTGATGCCAATCACATATCTGAAATCTATTTGCGTGAATACTCCTCCGTCAGCTGGGGAGCCAACTCCTCCACGCCCCTAGTGGGCATTAAATCCTTATCGAAGCCGGATCAACTGGCAGTATTACAATCCCGGGCAAACCGGTTGAGTGAAGCCTGCAACAAAGGCAGTTTCACTGATGAGACTAGCCAGCTTCTGGAAATGAACCTTAAACAAGTCAAGCAGGAATACCAGCGGCTAACAGATCCGGAATACGAAGAGAAGGAGTTGATTAAATGGCTCCGGGAACTCCGGTGGTCTTTGGAAAATCATTAATCTACCTTTTAAACAGTAAAGAGAATGACTATTGAAGAGCTTAGTGTTGCCATAGGGGCCAACCTTACCAGTTTGGATAAGGGCTTAAAGGATGCCAATCGAAAGTTGGATTCCTTTTCAAAAGATGTAGAGAAAAACAACCGGCAGATGGAAACCTCTTTTACTAAGGTGGGGACTGTACTAAGTGCCGCGTTTGCTGTCGATATGGTAGATCGTTTTGGCGGGGCCATGATCGGATTAGGCGGGGAGGTAGTAAATACCTACGGAAAGTTTGAGAAGCTGCAGTCCCTTCTCTCGAATACATTCCAGAGTAAGACTTTAGGAGCCGTAGCGATTGCACAGCTGCAGACAGCGGCAAAAGATCTGCCTGGTAGTCTGGAAGACGCAACCACTGCATTTTTGAAATTGCAGAATTCTGGCGTGAATCCAACGATAACAGAAATGCGGGCCTTTGCCGATGTGTCGGCTAATGCTGGCAAGGGTCTGGACATCTTTGCAGAGGCGGTAAACGATGCTACAAGGGGGGAATTTGAGCGACTAAAAGAGTTCTTCATTGATGCTTCAGTCAAGGGTGACAAGGTAGCCTTTACCTTCAAAGGTATCACTACCGAAGTAGACAAGAACGACAAAGCAATTAAGGATTACCTGGTTAGCCTTGGCAAGGTAGATGGGGTAATGGGTGCTGCTGGTGTGCAGATGGATACCGTAAGCGGCAAGCTGTCCAACATGACCGATAGTTGGGATCGTTTGTTTACTAACTTAGGTAAACAGAACTCAGGCGTTATTGCCGGTACGCTGGACCTAATGATTGATAAGCTGGATGCCGTAGCCAATGCTTTGGTATCAGTTGAAGACAGGGGCCTAGCAAATGCAGCTTCAGCCATCAAAGCACAGTTTGACAGCATACAGGGTGATTTTGAACGAGCAGCGAAGACAGCAAAGGAAAAAGGCGAAGATATACAGACTGCGCTAGCAGGTTTGGCAAAGCAAAATAAAGACTACTTCTCGCCGAAACTGGCTGAAGCACAGCAAAAGCTTAACGCGTACCTAGATGAAGAGGGGTCTAAATTAGACCAGCTTTCGCGCAACCTGCGTACTGCCACTGAAGAGCAAAAGAACTATGATGCCACAGTTGCCCGCCTTTCCGGCGATGTGCAGTTATATCAAAGTATTCTCAATGAACTTCCCACCTTGCAGGATAAGGCAACAAAGGCTGTTCAGGGAACGACTGCGGCGATGGGTGGGCTGATTGATCAACTCGAAAAGCGAATTAAAGCACAAAAGGCAGTTGTTGACAGTGCAACTAGTGAGGCGGCAATTGCTAGTGGTAATGCAGCCCTGAAAAACTTAGAAGATCAGCTAGAGGCATACCGAAAGCTAGGCACACAGAACAGCTTGGAGGTGGTAACCGATAAGCTGGAAAAGTATTACGAAGTACTAGCCAACCCGGACGCCTCCGAAAAGTCGATTAATAATACCATCAAGCGTATCAGTATCTTCGAGCGTGAAAAGGAGATGCTTGAGTCGCTTATTGATGCTACATTACGGGCAGCTAAAGGGTATCAGCAAACAGTTGAAGAGATTTCTACGACCAGGCCTAGTATCTATACCGGACAAGAAAGCGCGGGATCTGGTACACCTATCAGCCTAATTGATCGCATTAGCTCACAGAAGGAAATAACCCCCGAAACAAGAAAGCTATCCCCGGACGAGTTTGCCGAAGAATACCAAAGAGCTGGCGGGGCTGTAGTGGAAGTAAACTCGTTAATCGCGGGATCATTGGCTGGATTGATTTCTACCTCCGCTCAGGCATTTGGTGAATTAGCCATGGGAGTGGGATCAATTGAGAATGTGTTTTCTATGCTGCTTGGTCAGGTTGCCAGCTTTGTTAAGTCATTTGGGGAGGCAATGATTCAATCTGGTACTGCGGCCTTGATTGCTGAAACTGCGTTGTTCGTCAATCCGGGGATTGCAATTGCGGCAGGTGCGGCCCTGGTTGCCTTTGGATCTGCGATGTCTTCGGGCTTAAAATTCGGGTCGGACTCAGGCGGTGGGAAAAAGCAGCGCGGCGGTGCTATACCTCAGTACGAGCAGGGCACCAATTACGTGCCTTTCAATCAGCTAGCCTTTCTACACAAGGGAGAAGCCGTAGTGCCGGCAAAGTTCAACCCCGCATCATTTGCAGGGATGGCAAGCAAGGCAATAGAAGTATTCGGGCAGTTCCGGGCAGAGGGTAGAGAAATGGTGGCTACGCTGGAAGCTTACGGTTATTCCAATATGCGTACAGGTTGATAGATGTGACATCAATTACCTTACAAACTCCCTTACTGATGAGTGAGGGAGTTTGTAATTTACTTAAGAAAACACCAAGGGAACTTATAAGAGAGAACATTGTTTTGGATATTTTTCTTTTATCAATATATTTGTGAGGTAACCTGTACCAGACAAGAAATGGAAATAGAGTTTTTTAAAGCTAGCGAATTAGATAGCAACATTAAGGCCACCATTCATTACAATGGTAAGCTTGGTTTCAATCGAAATGCAGAGAAAAAACTAAACTTGGAAAATGCAAAGTCTATCTTAATTGGTAAGGGAAGTGATTACGAAAAAGAAAAAATACTGTATCTCATAGCTCAGGAGGAAATAGATCCAGATGGTTTTGCCGTATTGAAGTCAGGGGATTACTACTATGCAAACACAAAGAGCCTATTTGATAAACTAGAGGAGGATTATGAAAAATATAAAGTAATCTATAATATCACAGAAACTACCTATAACGGTAAAACGATCTTTAAACTAAAACGTAGAGTCATAGAGCGAAAGAAAGGCGAAGAAAGTATTGAAGAATAAAAAACGGACAGTGGAGGTTGGCAGACCTGTCCATTGTCCGTTATTATGAAATTGATTTCCTTGCGACGGGATCAATAACAAAAAGATGGCTTGATTAGCTCATCACGGCCTCTTATTGTCTTAACAAATTTAAGAATTTTTAGTAAAAAGTCAAATACAGGACTGCCATTTTATTTAAAAAGTTATAATTCACCTTATTAAAACTATTTAACATGGCACAATTTGAGATTTTTCGTAGTACCATTAATAACCAATACTACTTCCGTTTTAAGGCTAGTAATTATAAGCAAATACTGTCTAGCGAAGGGTACAGCACTAAAGAAAACTGTAATAGTGGGATTAGATCTGTAAAAGCGATCAGTCCATATGATAGCTCATATCAAAAGATCGATAATTATGGTAATTACAGATTCAATATGATAGCAACTAATGGTCAAACTGTTGCTAGAAGTAGTGAAGGGTATTCAGATCGTTATGGCCGAGATAATGCTATCAATGTTGTAAAAGCTGAAGCAGGAAGTGCTGTAGTGATTGATTTAACTTAAAAAGTATAATTTAATATTTAAAAGGACGCATATATGTGCGTCCTTTTTTTATTTTTATACAAAAATATTCTATGATAAAGACTTCAATCATACTAGGAATACAGGATGGGTTTCCCATCTGGTCTCCTTGCGATGGCTTTGCAAAAAATTTAAGTATAGCGAAATGGCTATTCTCGTTTTGTGGATGGAAAAATGAACAATCAACCTACCCGGAGCTCACTTACCAAATAGCTACTGTAGATTGTTCTGAGGGGGCTGTGTTTTACTTTTATGATCCTACAAAACTTTACGTTCTTGGCAAATGCATTTTCCTAAACTAGCTATTAAGTTGAGAACATCCCCTCAAATTTGAGGGGATGTCTCCAAATTTGGATAGATGTTTTAGAGGTCAGCTCATTTTTGAGTTCGGACTCATTATCAGCACTTTAGTAATTACTCTGGCATCACAGTATTTTCTCTGTAAGTTTTGCTAGTACCTCCTGAGACATATTAATAATGACAGGTCTTCCAGTGGCTTCATCGGTAAAGCTAAACATCAAGTGCCCTTGGATCTCTTTCAATTCTAATTCATCTGCACTGGCTGGAGAATAACCCACAATCCCATTGCGATCATTTACTACCATTATATTGAAGTCTGTTGTCATAGTCCTTTTATTTACATAGTTTTTTTCTGTACTCATCCAAAAGCTTTTCTATGCCCTTTTCGATAGCCTCCACGTTCGTTTCTGTTACATACCGCTCATCTTTGCCTCCTAGCACCCGGGAAACAGTTACTCGATTACGCTCGGAATAATCCGCTATTTTTTGCTGATCAAGGTTGAACTCTTCAATTGTTTCACGAATCTTAACCAATCTGGTTAGTAGCCCTGTTTCCATATCGTTCTTTATTACAGAGTAAATATACTACAAAAAGTTTTTACTACAAAATTGTAAATATTATTATGCTAAATGTTTGTAGTATCAAAATAATGTAGTACGTTTGTGGTGTGCAGCAAGCACTCTTTTTTTGCACCACCATATCAAAAAAATGTAGTATATGAAAACTCAAAGACAACGCGTCACTATCTGGGCCTGGAACTTTGCCCGCCAAAACAATTACAACTGGTCAACAGCAATGAAGGCAGCTTGGAAGGAAATAAAGCTTCGGGACCTGCACACGGCACTCGCTCACAAAACCGTCCGAGTAACCTTTATGAAAATCAATGGTGAAATAACTACCCGGGAGGCCACACGAAGCCGTAAGCTGATCCCCGCACAGTTCGCACCCAAAGGACAAGGTGGATACAGTCACGACAAGGTAGTAACCTTCTTTAGCCTCACTGACGGTCAATACAGATCCTTCAGGTCAGATAACCTTATCAGCTTCCAGGTGGCATAATTTTAAACAGCAAAATATTATGAAAACCTCCATTGAATTCACTCAAAAAGAACTGGATTACTTATCTAATGTAGCAGCCATGCATCAGTTCCAGATCAACACTTCAATCTTGAAATGTCACCGTAGGCTGAAAAGTAGCAGGCTCTCCCAAAAAGGCAGAGATCGAATACTCAACAGCATTCAGATTCTTGAAGGAAGCAGAGATAAGGCACAGCAGTTTCGCGACTTCCTGTCAGAGGCAAAACGAAATTTCTACACTAAGCAGGCCCAATCCTGCAGCGCTGAAGTAGCCTACATTTCCCAGGTAAATGAGATTCTGGCTGACCAAGGATTGATGCCGGCTCAATACTTCAGCCGGGAAGGAATCAGTCTCAGATTGACCGATAAACACCGCAATAATTAAAGTTATTCAATCACTAGTTTCGCAACTGTCTGATAATAAAGGGCTGAAAAATCAGCCGATGTTTTATCAGGTTGATGTGTCCAAACTTGGGCAGATGTTCTAGCAAGGTGATCCCCCCAAAGTTGGGGAGATGTCCTCAAACTTGAGGAGGTGTGCTCAAAAATGAGCCGACCAATGTGCGCAAAATTGCGTCGACCTCCAATACTTTAATTCATTCACTTAATCCTTTCTCACACTATGAAATTCACCAGATCAAATTTTAAAGCCCTTCAAAGGGCTGTGAAGTGTCAACAGAAAAGACACCGTTTGCTTCTCAAAGAACAATGGCAAGAACAAGCCGACTTCAAAAAGAAGTACGACGCATTGCTGGCAGAATACTTTCAGGTTATGCGCGATCGAATAGACTTTATGCAAGAGATAGCAGAAGCTAAGATCTCAGAAATAGACCTCTACATTGATCGTGAAAAGACAAACAGAGAATATCTTAGCCGGGAAAGCCTGGAAGTTAGGTTTCAAAACTGCAAATACCGCCAAAATTAATAAACCTTAATTTTTACCTCTATGAAAATGCATGCTAAAACAGTTGTAATTCTTTTCCGTCTCCGCAGAAACACTATTTATTGCCGAATCACGGTCAATAGTGAACGCGCTAAGAGTGACTTTTCAGTCAATGAACGCGTTCGGGCGCCAGTCAATAAAAACCAGATTCAGGATGGAGAATGGGATTCCAAAAAACAGCAGGTAAAAGGCAACGGAGTCGAAGCTATGCTGATCAATAATAAATTAGAGCAGATCCGGGCTAAGATCAAAACCTGTGCTACTCACTTTATGGCAGAAGGCCGGCACTATACGGCTGAACTGCTTAAAGACATCTTCCTAGGTAAGTCTGAAATCAGTTACTCCCTCATTCGCACATCGGAATTGATGCTGGAATACATGAAAAGGCAGCCGGAAGATGAAGTAGCTAAGGGCACACTGAGAGGCTACCACACCCGGCACAATAATATGGTGAAATATTTAAATCATCGCCGCTATACCCGCTTAAAGCCTGATGAGTTTGCCCCTTCCATTGCCAGGGATTTCCTGTATTACATGCGAATGGAGCACCAACCCAACGCTAGCCAGGTTCACGCGGCCAAATGTTTAGAGTATATAAAAAGAGTGATTCACTTTGCTATCAATGAAGAGTGGATCCGACATAATCCACTACAGTCATTTGCTATTAAAAAAGGCAATAGTAAGCCAACTCCCCACCTTTCTGAAGACGACCGCGATCTACTAGAAAGGGCAAATTTTTCCTCTGAACGACTTCAGCGGGTAAAAGATATCTTTGTTTTTTGCTGCCATACCGGGCTGGGTTTTTCCGATGTATCAAGCTTTCGGGCATCCAAACATTTGAATGTGGTAAAGGACCACGTATGGCTGGAGATGAAGAGGATGAAGACAAGCATAAACTTCTACGTTCCTCTTTCTGCCGTGGCTCAAGACATCCTAAGCCGCTATGGTGGGGAGCAACTACCAGTCATTTCTAATTCAAAAATGAATTGCTACCTGAAAGAAGTAGCGGAAATCTGCGGTATCACAATAAACCTGACGGTACGAGTAGCCCGGAGAACTTTTGGAATGATTATGCTCAATGATATGAATTTAGACCTGGAAACTGTGTCGAAAATGTTGGGCCATAGCAGCACCGGGATGACTGAAAAGCATTACGCCCAAGTATTGAAGAAAAGAATTGTAAAACGGTTAGTTACTGAAAATGCAGACTTCTACGAGTCTTCCCTTGTTCAGCCTGCCATAGCGATCCAACCCGCTCCGATGATAGGCTTTCAGCGAGTGAAGCCAGTAACGCTACAGCTGGAATAAAAGGAACGATTGCAAAAGAAGTATGATAAAAAGTATGATAAATAAAAAAGCACTTACAAGTTTTATCTCGCAAGTGCTTGATTTTCAAGTGGGCCCTGATGGGATCGAACCATCGACCCCCTGATTATGAGTCCGAAGTATATGAGTATTATTTGTTTATTGTTACTTACTAACATATACTTAAAATGCTGATATAAAGTATATTATTATAC